ACAAAAAAAGGATTACGCCCGTACCCTCTATCTCAAAGATAATCTGACGCAACAGGAAATAGCAGATAAGGTGGGCGTGTCACGCCAGACCATAATTCGGTGGATGGCGGCAGGACAATGGGAAAAATTAAAAGTTGGCATCACATTGGGACGTGAACAGCAAATCGCCAACCTGCACCGACAGGTAATGGAGCTGAACAACCTTATCCTTTCACGCCCGGAAGGAGAACGATTCGCTAATCCTGCCGAGGCCGACACACTGGGCAAACTGGCTGCCGCCATAAAAAAAATGGAAACAGAAGTCGGAATAGCCGACCTTGTAAACGTAGGCATGCGCTTTATAGAATGGATAAGACCTATTGATCTGGATAAGGCCAAGGAAATAACCGTACTATGGGATAAATTCATTAAAGACAACCTGTCATGAAACAAGAAGAAAGAACGGCCCTCGCCAATTGGGAAGAATACAAAACGGATATCAGTAATTCCACTCCGGTAGACGTGAGCATGAGCCAGGCCCAGCGGGAGAAGCACCTACTTTATCTGGAAAAACACCCGATAGAATGGATCGGATTCTTTTTCCCGAGATATGCAAAATACCCGTTTGCCCCTTTCCATAAAAGGGCCATCAAACGCATCTTGAATAATGATGAATGGTACGAAGTGCTCTCATGGAGTCGTGAGTTGGCAAAAAGCACCATTGTCATGTTCTGCGTGATGTACCTGGCGCTTACAGGACGGAAAAAAAACGTAATGCTTGCCAGTGCTACGCAGGACAGTGCGAAGCGGTTGCTGGATCCTTATCGAGCCAATTTTGAAGCTAATGGGCGCATCAAAGCTTACTATGGGGAGCAAACGAATATCGGTTCATGGACGGATACGGAGTTCATAGCCAAATGCGGCTGCGCTTTTCGCGCTATTGGTGCCGGTAACGCCCCACGTGGAAGCCGTAACGAAGCTGTACGCCCTGATGTACTGCTTGTGGACGACTACGATACAGATGAGGACTGCCGAAATCCGGACATTATACAAAAGAAATGGGACTGGTATGAACAGGCTTTTTATGCCACACGTTCCATCAGTGAACCGACCCTGATCGTATGGTGTGGGAACCTCATAGCACGAGACTGCTGTGTGGTACGGGCAGCGGCTCTCGCAGATCACCACGATGTTGTAAATATCCGGGATAAGGACGGGCACAGTACCTGGCCAGAAAAGAATACGGAAGAACATATCGATACCGTACTGAGAAAGATCAGTGCCGCCAGCGCACAGAAGGAGTACTATAACAATCCCGTCACCGAAGGGGAGGTATTCAAGGAAATAACCTATGGCCGAGTGCCGGAACTGAAAAAGTTCCAGTTCCTGGTAATTTACGGTGACCCTGCACCAGGAGAGAACAAAAGCAAGAACAGCAGCACTAAGAGCTGTATTCTCATGGGACAGATAAAACAGAAGGTCTATATTATAAATGCACGTCTGGACCGCGGACTGAACTCGGATTTCATAGACTGGTATGTACAGTTACTTGAATATGTGGGCGGTAAAGTTCCGGTGTACTGCTATATGGAGAACAATAAACTGCAGGATCCTTTTTTTCAGCAGGTGTTCAAACCGCTGGTAGCAAAGGTACGAAATGAAAGGAACGTACAGCTCTACATTCATCCGGACGAGGACAGGAAGACCGACAAAGCGACACGTATCGAAGCGAATCTGGAACCGCTCAACCGCGAGGGTAACCTTGTTTTTAACGAGGAGGAACGGGACAACCCACACATGAGACGGCTGGACGACCAGTTCAAGCTCTTCACCCTCCGTCTTAAATTCCCGGCGGACGGTCCCGACTGTGTGGAGGGGGGGCTGCGAATCCTGAAAAAGAAAGTACAACAACTGGAACCGGTGACGGTGATTCACCACAGCGCGCGCCGGAACCCCAAACGATTATAGCCATGAGCAAATTCATAACGCAAGAGGATTACGATGCCAGTATACACCGCGAAATACTGGATGCCTTGACACGCAGTGACAACGCAATCGTTGAAATCTGTGAAGACCGCGCAATCGCGGAAATGCGCGGGTATCTCAACGCACGTTACGATGTGGATGAAATCTTTTCCGCAGAAGGAGAAGCCCGTAACCAGCTTATCCTGATGCTGGCGATAGACATAACTGTTTATCATCT